CAGAAACGCTGGAAAGCGATTCGCCTCTTCAAAATACTTGTCAATCTTCGTGAATCCAATTTGCATGATGTATCGCCTTTTGCTATATTTCAGTGTACTGACGACAATGTGATTGCCCGGGCGACGGGGCGATGAACCAACCCAGTTTCCGACTTCGATGATGAGCACCATCCTTCGCCATTGCGGTCAACAAT